AGATTACCGGCGACTTGAAGCATCCGGCGCTTGTTCTCCACCCGCTCACCGGGTTTCAGGCGAATAGCGAGTCCCTGATTTGACTTGGTATCGATCGGCGCACTGCCCGCGCGCAGTTTCATCAGAAAGGCCCGCCGCATCAACTGGCCTGAGCCGGGTTTGACGCGAACACGAACGCCCCGGCTGCTCGATGACGTAGCGAAACGGGCGAGCGAAGTGGGTCGGAAGCGACCGCGAATCCGCGCCTCAAGATCGTTTTCGGTTGCGCTCTTCGTGATCGACAGGCGGCCATTGCCATCGGACAGGTAGGTTGCCGAGAAGCTGACCTGGTCCCTGATCCGCCGAGAAGCTAGAGTGCGGGCCTTCTTCGTTGTGGTGTTGATAGCCATCCGGGCAAAACGGAGCACGCTCGCGGGCATTTCGTCGATCGAGGCGATCGTTTCGTTCAAGCCTTCCACAGCGACGACGTAAGGACTGCTCATGGCAATTCGACCACCGGAATAGGAAGGCCGATCGTTTCGGCCAGGGGCATGATAGAGACATCGGCTGTGCGGGTGATGTCGTTGGTGGGATCGGTGCGTTCAACGCGGTATGCTTCACCTGCGACGACGGAGAAGATTCCCCCGTTGCGCGCGTCAGCCAGTTGTTCGACGAGGAAGATCACGCGGGGCGAAACTTCGACCATCTGCGCGTAACCCTTGACCTTTGATCCCATGTCGCCGGTTTGGGCAAACTGGCGATGCACGCGGATATCGACGGGAACCGGATCGGCCCCGTCGAAGGCAATATAGAGCGCCGGGACTTCCAACTGTTCGTGGATGTCCCGGCGTCCCTTGCGCAGCACCTCACGGAAGCTGCGGCGAGGCATCTTAGAGCAAGTCCCCGCTGTCGGTGCCAGCGGCGGCTTCGTCAGCGGCAGCCTTCTCGGCAGCGGCGGCTTCGTCAGCGGCAGACTTCTCGGCAGCGGCGGCTTCGGCCTTCTTCTGCTTGGCGGTCTTGGCCTTCTTCTGCTTGGCGGTCTTGGCCGGAACCTGGTCGTCAGCGGTTTCGTCGCTCAGATCGTCCGAGCCTTCCCGAACTGCACCGAGCGCGACCATTTCGTCGGCTTCTTCACCAGAGAGAACGATGGTATCGCCCGGATTGGTAATGACAGTTTGACCTTTGACGCGGCGTTCGATGCGATTGATTGCTGTGAAAGTTGGCATGATATTTGTCCCTTTCGGTTTGGGGAAATCCCGAGGGCCGAAGCCCTCGGGAGCCTTGTTTGCAGGAAGTTCCGGGCGATTAAGCCAGAACCGTCGCCTTGAAGGTGACGTTCGGATTGACCGGAACCATCAGCGGGGCGGACTGAGTCATCACGAACTCGCCAGCCGGATCGTCCTGACGGAAGTTCCGGGGGAACTTCTCGAAGGGGCGATACTGCGCATACGGGTCCTGAATCGCACCGAAGCAACGATAACCCATCATGCTCGGGCCGGTCAGAACCACGGCCTTCGGATCGAGGAACGGCACAATGTCGCCAGCGTTCGTCTCGTAATAATCCGAATAGACGTAGGCTTGCAGATCGGGTGCAAGCTGACCGACAAATTCGATTTCGGCGTCAGCCGAAATCCCGGTTCGGACGTTGCCGTCAGTGCCACGGGTGTAGAGGTCGAGCAACGCCTTGATCTCGTCGCTCTTCCGCATGACATCCCAAGCGTCGGCACCGATGGTGATGCGGTTCATCCGGCCACCGAACGAAGCCCGACGCGCCAGCGTGCGCCACGATTCGATGTTCTCGACGATGGTGGCGGTCCCTTCGTTCCACCGGGCACCAGCGCCGAGGGCGACGGTGTGGGCAGCGTCACGTTGGAAATCGACTTCGCGCTCGGGCATCAGATCGTCGCCGATCACAACCTTGCCGTCGATCACAGCACGCGCAGCCAGCCATTCGAGAGAACGATCGATCGCTTCGTTGTGCTGCACGATGATGTCAGCAATCACAGCTTGACGGCGCTGTTCCGGCGACATCGGCGTCGGGGCGAGCAGTTCCCCAGGCTTGCGCTTCATCACGCGATCCGGCGACACAGCATCCTTCGGCTTGATGTAGGCGGGCTTGACGCGATTCAGGATGGCCCGACGGCTATAGATCGGCTTACCCTGCGCAAGAGGGGTAACGAACGGCGCCAACTTCCGGCCCTGATGCGGAATCTTCTCGAAGTCGATATACTCGTCGTCCGAGTTGATCTGGTTCGAGAACATCGCCGCCCAATAGAAGTTTACAGGGTCTTCTTCCTGCATCACTCCGAGGAGGGATTCAGTATCGTAGAACTGAGGGGTGATAGTCATTTCTTGCTTTCCTCTTCTTGAGAAAGGTCGTGCTTAACGGGCGGCGATTAGCCGACCTTCTGCAAGACGATGTTGGTGGGGGTCGGTGCGCCTTCAAACGCAGCCAGCTTGTCCGCTTCCGTTGCGAAAGAAGCATCGAAAACCAGAGCATCGACGTTGAAGTTCCCGCCGCGGATCAGGCCGACTTTCTGCACGTTTCCGCTCGCGAGAATCGGGGCGGGCAAAATGCCGATCGGGGCAATCGGAGTAGCCCCACCGAGAACAGCCGGAACGAGCGCACCGGCATTGACGCCGACCACGGTGAAAGCCGCCATCGCAACCGTGCCATCGGCTTGGTAGCCTGGGACAGTCAGGAATGCGGGAGCATGGCCGGTCAGGAGTTCGTTGTAGCTAAACTCCTGGGTGTCGATACCCTGCGCAACGCCTTCGCCGCCATAAGGGATATTGGGCATGAGATTATTCCTTCACTAAAAGGTTGAACTCAAAGGCGCGATTAAGCGACCTTCTTCGGGCCGAAGCCGGTGGCAGCCTTGCGGGCAGCGATGAGCGACTGAGCGCCGGTCGGCTCGTTGCTACCTTCGCCGTGATCGTTGCCGCTCAGGTTCGGATTGCCCGTGCTCGTCATCGCCTTGTCGAAGCGATTGGCACCGACGCCAGCGCCTTCGCCACCAGTCGAAGCAACCGGGGTCGCTTCTTCGGGCAGCTTTGCGAGGAAGTTGGTCGCCGCCTCAACGCTCATCTCGGTTTCCATCGCCACGTTCTGCGCGGCCACGGGGCGGTTCTTGGCTGCATCGCAACCGAGGATCGCGGTGATGCGCGCGCGTTCGAGCGATGCGCCTTCACGCAAAGCTTCTGCGCGGGCGGTATTCACGGCGGCCTCAAGGGTCGCCGAAGTGTCCTTATCCTGGGACATAATATCAGACTCCGTTTCGTTGGACATTTCGGCCTCGAATGAGGCCAGGGCTGCTTCAAGCGGGCCAGCCGAATCGGCCAATCCGTTTGAGGTGGCTTCGGTCGCGGTGAAGGTGTCGGCTTCGGTTGCCCGAACCTCGTCTTCACTCATCGTCCGGTGGCGTGCCACATGGGACACGAACACTTCGTAGAGTTCATCAATTTGCGCCTGCATCCGATCCTTCACGGCTTCGGGAAGCGGCTCGTATGGATTGCCATCGACCTTATGCTTTCCAGCGTAGATGAAGGTGACTTTCATCCCCATCGCATCCATACGCTTGCTGATGTCGGTGTGTGCGGTAACAACGCCAATCGACCCAACGCCGCCAGTGCGCGTCATGTGGATATTCGACGTTGCGCTGATGAGCGCGTAGGCCGCCGAATAGGCATAGTCGCGGGCGAAACCTTGGATCGGCTTCTGTTCGCGGGCGCTGGCGATCACATCGGCGCATTCGAAGCACTCGGCCACGGTGCCACCAGGCGAGTTCACCATCAGCGCAATTCGCTTCACATCGGGATCAGCAAGCCCACGATTCACCGCACGCGAGATATATTCGTAGCCGGTCAACCAGTCTGAGACCTGATACGGAAAGTCGTTGATGAGAACGCCCTTCACATCGATCCGCAGGGTGCCGTTGAGCACCTTGTAAGGACGATAGAAGGCGGTGTAGGAATCCTCGGCAGGCCAGAAGCCGTCATCGTTATCGTGGGCCTCGGCGGAGATCGCCTCGATCGGCTTCTCGAACCGTTCGATGTGTGCGGCACCTGCGGTCAAGCAGGCCTCGAAGTGAAGCTGCAATTCCGGATTCACCAGCGCCGGGGCCTGATTGAACCGCGACATGAAAGGGTTACTGGTCATTGCGGGGCGCCTTTGCTTCCTGATCTTCTTCATCGGTCGCCGCCTCAACGGCGCCCATCATTGCATCGTTGCCCGAGAAATCGAGGCCGAGGTCTTCGGCAAGAGCCTTCTCCCGCGACAACTGGCGGAAGACCTTGCGGTAATCACGGCCAAAGCGGGCGATCTCGATCTCACGAGTGGTCAGGCCCGCGTTGATACGGGCGACCGCAGCCTGCGTTTCCTTGAGTTCGTCGATCTGATGGCGCGAAGAGCCGATCCATTCACAGGCCGTGTAGGCTTCGGCCATCAGCGGCTCGTAAAAGTTCGGCACCTCGCGACGCTTGAGCGTCTCGATCTGGTTTGCGTTGATGGCTTCTTCCATCCACAAGCGAAGGATCGCGCTCGCGAAACGATCGGCGATGATCTTCTTCTTCGAAGCCATATACAGGCCGGTCTCGGCGAGACCGGCTTTGATCGACGAATAGTTCGTCTTGGAGTAATCGCGCGAGAACTGCTCGTAGGTCAGGCCGCTGCCAGCGCCCATATAGCGAAGCAGAGATTGCTCGAAATCGGTTCCAAGCAAGCCGCCCTGGCCAACCGGCATCAGGTTCAATTTCGAACCAGGCGGAAGGTGCGGGATTTTCACCCCGTCGATCTGCGCATACTTCGACTTGCCGACGTATTGGGCAACGGTCGAAAGGTAGGATTCCATGTAGTTCGAGATCGCGCCCGTCATTGCATCGGCGCTTTCGACGCCGCCGCCACCGAGCATATTGAAAACAACGTCAGTCGGCAGATCGCTCTCGATCGCCGCAGCATAGGACGAGTTCACGATCATGTTCTGCAACGCGACCGCGCGCATGGTCTTCGCCTGATTGGACTCGCGCAGCATCGCGGTGACTTCGGCAATCCCTCGGGTCTGGTCAGGCCGCATCTGCTCGAAGACATGGATCATCTGGCGACGACCCCACGGCTTTGCCGAATCGACAAACTTCCACTGATGAGCGCGCGGATCGCGATAATCGGTCGGGTGTGCATCACGCACGTAGTAGCCGACCGGGCGACCGCGGCTGTTCCGGCGCACACCGCCGCGAACGCCGATGTCAGCACTATACTGCGGCGGTGTCGAAACCCGTTCGAGATCGAGCATCTGAATTGCGGTCTTGAACGGGCGATCTGCTTCTTCGCGCAACCACTCGGCGCTGGCAATGACTTCGCCGCCCATGAAGTGAATGCCGACAGCGAGACGCACGAGTTCGGAGAACGTATTCCGCCGAGTTGCGTCAACCCAACATTCGTCACTTTCGGCCCAAAGAGTGAACTTCTCTTCGATTTCTTCCTGAAACTCGGCTTCCCACATATCGTCGGCGGCCCCGAAGAGCACGCGCGAGGCTGGTTTGGAGTTGAGAAGAAAAATGCTGCCGACAATGTGGTCGCGGTGCATATTCGCCGCGTTGACGAAATAGGCGTCATTCCGCAGCGTGTCGCGAACGCGAGCATCGGCGAGGTGCTTGGCGGGCAGAATTTCCTGATCGGCCATCGTACGCTCATAGCGATCAGCCGCCTCATAGGCCCCGCCCATCGCAAGATTTGAACCAGCGCCACCCACCGCAGGGACGGGAACGGGGGCGGCGCTGGCCCCCTCGGACGAGCCGAGAAGATCGTCGATCTGGATCGCGCTTGCCACTAACGGCGCCCCCCGACAAAACGCATTGGCCCGTTTGCTGCCGGAAGCAGAAAGGTCGGTTCCATCTGGCGGATATAGGCAAGCAGCCGAGAGGCCGTAGCCGCCTGATACCGAATGCTCTCACCAGATTGATCGCGCACCTCGACAACACTCTCGCCGAGCATCAGCCGATGGTAAGCCGCCTTGGCTTCGGTGAGCAGTTCTTCTTGGGTCGCCATGAGGTGAGCCTTAACGCCACCCATGAGGATTTCAACTAAATAGTGAAATGCTACTGCGAAAAATTACGACGCCCGCGCGCTGAGCAGGGCTGCGGTCGCATCCTGTTGGGCAAGCTGCCGGTCGCGACTGAACAACACGTCGGCCCGCAAATCGGATATAGGGGCGCGAGCATAAGCTGTTCGCGCTGCATCTTCGCGATCCCGGCACACCGAAGCAACGGCAGACAAGATCGTTTCGGCGCTTTCGTTGTTGTTCCCACCGAGTCTGACCGCCTCGTCAATCACGCACTGACGATAGGCTTCGCGAGCCACCTTGATATCTTCTATCACGGTTTGGGGGCTTGCAGAAAGAAGCAGAGCGAGTGCGATAATATGGTGCATGGTCTTTAGACTGACATCGAAAAGTTGATAAATCGTCAAGTCAGAAGGTCGCCCAAAGCGGCAAGATCAGTCTTGCGCACCTGCGGCGCAAACCTCGGCCCCTCGTTGCCGTCAAAGACGAGATTATTTTGGTCCCATTCTTCGGCCCACTTAGGCGGATTGAACCAATCGATCTTCTCCAATGCGA